CTGAATGTCATCGCAGAAGCGATCTACGATGCCGCGCTCTTTTGCGCGAGAAAAGACGATTACTACATCATGATGGTTGTGGGGTGATGCAATGAAGATCATAGACTGGGAACGCAAGGGGAATGTGGTTCGCTTTTATCTGGGCAAAGACGATCTTGAAGAGTGGTGGGGCGATGACTGGGACGATAGGCCATATGAGCATAATGCAGGAACCGTATACGATGAATTTGTGACGGGCACTGTGGACATAGCCTTTTCGTTCGATCTGGATGTCTTTGAGCCGAAGGATGATTGTATATATCGGGGCAACAGTCCATATCGCAAGAAAGACTTCATGCAAAAGGATGCTCCGATACTGGTTATCGCTTCATCTGATGATTACTGGGATGCTCGGTATTCCATATGCATCGGCAGCAAGAATGTCTTCAAAGTCTATATGGGCGACCCGATCCCGACCAACATTGACGGCTTGGTTGAGCTTAACAGACACATAACAGAATAATTACATAAACCATCTAGTAATTAGAATGCGCTTTGTGGTATAATTGGGCATACCGTTTGACAGGTATATAGGTTCCTCTGGGTCGGCTGCAAGGCCGATCCCTTTTGTTTCCCCTTTTTGTGAAAGGAGTGATTTTCTCATGCCCGTTTCTGAGACTGCCGTGATCGAACTCAGGCAGCGCGTCTACAATCTCAGCCTGTATCTTGCATGGCTGGAGGAGAAGCATCCGAGGCTCTTCAAGAAGCTTGAAAAAGAATTTGATGGCCTGCCTGGATACGCCGGAGGGATCGAACTCGAATGAAACTGTACTTTCTGAATTCCCGTAATAAGTCTTCTCTTGTTGAAGACAATGTTTCACCTGATAATGTGCTTCAAAAAATATATGCCGATGTAGCAAAGCGAAATCCCCATTTCATCATTTACTATGTAAGAGAGTGGATGTTGGACGGGCGTAAGTATTATGACGTTGGCTCCCACACAGAATTCTATTATACGAAAGATGAGGATGCGGAGGGTTTGAATGCTGAATAAAGAAGAGTTTAAGAAGATGATGACCAAGCTGCGCGAAGCCGATAAGGCGGACGATGCCATCTGGGAGGCATTTAGCAAGTCCGGCGGCAATTACTTCAATGAATCCTTTTGCTTTGCCCAGGATGTGGCGGTCTACGCTCTTGAAGCTGCTCTGGGAGACGATGATGAAACGATCTCCTATTACGTCTACGATCTTAACTGGGGAGAGAATGGTAAAGACTGCATCACCCTTCCCGATGACACGAAGGTTTCCCTGACGAATCTCGACGAACTGTACGATTACATCGCGGGCAAGAATAAACCCCCGGAGCATGACACGGAGGTCGTGTTCAGTATCCCCTCAGAGGATGTTCCGAATGTAAACGCCCTCGAATTGATCCATGATAAGACGGATGACTGTTACATATTGGACTTCGAAGAGCTTTGTCAGAATGATTCTGCACAGCGGCTCGACCATCTTGAAAGACTTGCGCTCAAGCTGCTAGACTTTTCCCGCGATGAAGAATTCACAGCGGATGACGTGATCAATATGATGTTTGATCCCGGTAGACTGTTCAAAAGCGTTCGTGAGGCCGCGCTGTGGATGATGCTGCATTACGTCGGAGCAGATTTGCTGATATCCGGGTTGCGTCAGTTGAAAGGAGGTGAGTGACCATGGGAAACACGTATGAATGCCCGATCTGCGGCGAGAAGTTCCAGGACATCGACAAGTACGCGGCGCATTTTATTGCCTGTAACGATAAGCGCAAGGCCGAAGAAGAGAAGCGCAAGAGCGAACGCCTTGCCAAAGAGCTTGAAAAGCGCAAGGCTGAAGTCGATGCTGCGTATAAGCAGTACAAGAAGCTCCGGGACGCTTATGACAAGGACTATTCCAATCTCTTTGACAGTTCTGTCGCACACAGTCCCTTTGCCGACATTATGAAGTATCTCATCGAAAATGCTGTGTTCTGATTGCCATCGCGATGTGCGCGAACCCATAAGATCCTATCTCAATAAGGGCGTCGAGATCCGATGCCCTTATTGCGGTAGTCTGATGGACGTTGAAGTCTTTTGCGACCTGTGCGGTTGCAGGATAACCGATTCTTACATACGGACGAACGACGGCTTTAACTACTGCGATGAATGCTACACTGTGGAGGATGTTCCATGAGAAGTGTACAGAAGATCGAGTCCGATATCAAAAACATTATTGACGATATTAAAAATGCACTTGAAAGAAATCCATATAAGATAGAGGAAGAAGAAAATGGCGAATACATTCGAAATGGTTTGTACTCTGAAGACGTGCAAGCAGACAGAGAAGTTTATCCCGATTGAAACGAGAACCTTTGACAGCGGATGGGTGGTGCGCAATGTGCGCTTCAACGCCGTATCCGGTATGAACCGGCATATGCTGGAGATTCGCGGCGGCGCATGGCAGGATGATGCCAAGAACGAAGTGCGCACCTTTACGCGAACGCCCGAAGGACGCACGGAGCGCATCACGATCCCGTGGAAGGACAGGATGAAGCCGGATATGATCGCCCAGGTTGCGGGCTTCCGGCAGTATGTGGTCGATATGGGCGACAGCAAACGCAGGACGGCATTGCAGGGCTTGCTGAACGCCTTTGACAATGGCACTGTCACGGACGAGATGATGGACAAACTGTCCGTCTCCAGTGAATCCGAGGCCAAACAGCAATTGGCTGATCTGAACGAACAGAGGCACGTATTTATCACCGAATGGGACTTTGCAGAATGCGTTCAGCGTATGCTGGAGTCTGGCGCGTTTGAGGGCAAAAAGTTCCTGGTGCGCGGCAACATTGAACTCAGTGAATATAATGGCAAGATCGTAACGCGCTACCTGCCCACGAAGATCTACCTCGATGCTTCGGACGATGAGTATAAGGCGGAGGGAACGTTCGTAGTGGTCTACGGCAAAGACGCTCTGGACAGCGTTGACCTTCATTCTACGCGCAGATATATCGTTAACGCCTATTCCTTCTCATACGATGGCAGGCGTAAGAAGCAGATCCCGATCCCCCTGAAGTTTGTACTGCCTGTGGGTGAAGACCAGTCCGAAAAACAGCAGGGTATCCTGTTTGCGCTGTCCAAGAGCTTTACTATTAAGAAGACCGATGGCGTCGCTTATAAGGAGCTTGGCGTGAAGTGTGATCTCATCAACGGTTCCGAGGCTATTCCTCTCACGCGGGATATGCTTACGGACAACGAGATAGAGCTTCTGGATCTGGGTGTCGTGACCATGGATGATATTCAGCGCGACCGGGGCAATGTGGTCTACGGAGAGCGCAAGACCGAATGGGTCATTAAGAACTTCGCCAGAGGATGGATGTCCGGTGCGAAGCCCACTGTGTACACCGATGACGATATGGTCATTTCCGATGAAGAAGACGAGCTTGATATTTAAGGAGAAAAGCACATGGCGTACGGCAAGAAAAAAGTAATGAGCAAGTTCCTCGGCGACTATTCTGTTTGTTTGCTGGGTGAATCCGGCATTGGCAAAACGACAATGATGGTCAACACCTGTGAGCGCGAGTTCGGCGATGACGGGTACATGATTTTCAATGTGGGCAAGGAACAGGGCGTTGACTGTATCGACGGAGCGGTGTATGAGGACATTGAAGATTGGCGCAAGTTCGACGCCGTTACCAAGGACATCATCGAAAACAAGGATACCGATTACCCTGACCTCCGCGTTGTTGTGGTTGACACACTGGATCAGTTGATCGAGATCACGGAGCCTGAAGTCATTCGCCGCTATAACAACGAGAACATGGGCAACAAGGATTTCAAGGCAGCCAAGACCATCAATGGCGCATATGGCGGCTTCGGTCGGGGCGAGGACATGGTCATCAAGATCCTGCTCGATCGTTTCTGGGATCTCCAGAACGCGGGCGTCCGGGTGTGGTTCACGGGCCATGTCAAGAACCGCGAGATCCTTGATCCCGTCACCAATTCCACCTATACCTCCATCACCACCAACATGATGACGCGCTATTTCAATGCTTTCCGCACCAAGATGCACGTCGTGGGCGTCGCCTGTATCGATCGCCGCATCGAAGAAGAGGGGACGGGGCGCAAGAATCTGGTAACACGCAAGGAGATTACCGTAAACCGCGTGAAGGAGGAGCGCAGAAAGATCGTCTTCCGCGATGACAACTACAGCGTGGACAGCAAGAGCCGTTTTGCGAACATCGTAAATGAAATTCCGATGACTACGGACGCATTCATCAAGGCGCTGAAGGATGCCATCGCGAATTCCTCCAGGCACACCGAAGCAAAGGCAGAAAAGCCGTCCAGGGCAAAGGCTGAGAAGCCCGCACCTGTCATGCCGCCTCTGCCGGGAGATGAACCCGTAAAAGAGCAGGAGGATGAGCTGCCATTTGCCGATCCTGCTGTGGCGAAGGAGCCTGAACCGGAAGAGATCGACGAACTGTTCGACTTGGACGAAGACGAGGATGACGAAGAAGAAACCTTCGATGTGGCGGCAAAGATCGCGGATATCAAGACCGTGTACCGCGACTCTCCTATCCAGAAAAAGCGTGAAGTCAAGGCGATCCTGCTTTCTGTTGGCAAAAAGACGCTTGAAAACGATATCCCCATTGAAAAACTGAAAGAGATCATGGATGTGCTGGGAGTTGCATGAATGTAACCTGTAAATTCTGTGGCAAGAAGATAGAAAAAGAGTCGGCGTATTGCGTTCGGAGTAATTCCGGGCGCAACGCCTATTATTGCACTGAAAACGAGTATGTAGACGCGCTTGTGGTACGCGCCAGAAAGCAGAAGCTTCTATCCGACCTGTCTGAAGTGTTGGGATACGATGTTTCAAGCCAGAAATACTTCTTTCCGATGCTGAAAGAGGTCACGGACGCCTTTCCCGTGCTGAAGGTTGCGGATTATGTCGCTGAAAACACGGTATATTTAAAGGACGTGCTCGACAGACCCTTTGAAAACGGTTTTATGCGCACAAAATACCTTATGGCAGTGCTTAAAAATCAACTGGTACGCTATGACCCCGAAAATCAGGTAAAATTGGCGTCGGATTTTGAGATCCTGCCCATAAAATGGCAAAAAAGACCGCATAGACCCACCGTTGAAGAGATGGAGAACGCGTATTTGGAGGAGGATGATGATGTCATATGACGAAACTCGTATCCGGCGTCGAAAAATATCCTCAGTCGTTGTTCGAGGCGCGTTATCCGATTGAAATGAACGTGGTTTCCTGTATCGCAAAGGATCTTTTGCTTCTGGATGAGCACGATTTTAAGCCCTCTGACTTTCTGACACAGGACGGAGCCTTTTATTTCAGCGTATTTCGGCGTGTGCGCGATTCTGGCGTCAATGTTCTTGCCGAGGCAGACTGCTATGCGAATGTAGCGGAGCAAACACGCGTCGGTTTGGACAGTCGGGGCGGCTGGCTGTACATAAAGCACATGATCGACACCGCTGTTACGGAGAATTTCCCCGCGTATGTCGCGTTGCTGGAGCGCGAGAACACGATCTTCGAACTCTATAAACTGGGCTTTGACATGACAAGGCCTATTGTGCTCAAGGGGAAGAAGATGCTCCCTCTGGCGATGTTCCGAGAGATGCAGGACGCCTCTTCCGTACTGGACTGGTACGAGAGCAAGCTTTCCGCAGTGGGCGACGGCTATTCCAAGCAGATCTTAGAGGAAGAAATGCTGGATTTCGATGATGCGTTCATTGATTCCTGTCTGGCAGGCGAAGAAAACGGCGTTCCATTTGATGTGTTTGAAGAGGATATCAACGGCAACGAGATAAACTGTCTGCCATTTCTCTCGCGGCAGATGAACGGCTATATGCCGGGAACATTCAATGTGCTCGGCGGCTTTTCCTCTGTCGGCAAAACGTCGATGTGGATCACGATCATCATGGGGCTTCTGCGAAGAGAGCAGAAAGTGCTCATCATCAGCAACGAGCAAAAGGCAAAGGTTTTCAAGATCGCGCTGATCGTGTGGCTGTTGCGTAAAAAGTTTAACTACACGGGCATCACCCGTTCCAGGCTCCAGAATGGCGCGATAAACGGGAATGACAGGCGTATGATCAAACAGGTGCAGGATTATTGGCAGAACAGCGGCTATAATCAGCGCGTCAAGTTCATTTCCATTCCCGACGCTAATATGTCAGTGCTGAAGAAGAAGGTTCGCGAAAACGTGTTGCGCTACGGCTTCAATGTGGTCTTGTATGACACCCTGAAATGCGATTTTTCGGACGCAAGTGCCGATGACAAAGAGTATGTGCGCCTTATCAAGGATTCGCGCCTACTCGACCAGATCGCCAAGCGGTATAACATCATCGTTCTCGCTTCCATGCAGCTGGCCCTCGCTTCTCTGGGAAAGCTTTGGCTGGATGCTTCTACGCTGTCCATGTCAAAGGCCGTTAAAGAGGTCTGCGAGACGCTTCTTCTTATGCGCTCCGTGTACGCGGATGAGATAGACCCGAAGAGCAAGTTTTACTGCCACCCCTTCAGGCGTGAACAGGACGCCAGCGGTAAGATCGTTGAACGGGAGTACGAGGTAGACCGCACTTCGACGTGGAGAATGTTGTTTGTGGACAAAAACCGCAACGGGCAGGACAGCATCGGTGACGGCGTGGCGTATCTGCTGAAGTTCAGAGGTCAGTTCTGTACGTTTTCCGAGTCCTTCCTGTGCAGACCGAAGCACGGTAATATCCATGGAGGTTCGTGATGCTTTCAGAAATCAAAGCGGCGCTCATCGAACACCCAGAACACATCCGATCCCTGCTGGAACAGTTTGGTTTTGCACACGTTCACGTCCGCCCCTCTGAAATACGCTGTGCCAGGCAGGAGGGCGGCAATCCTTCTGCTATATCCATTCGATTGGTGGATAATGACGCCCTGTACTGCATGGACTATGTGAACGCGGAGAGCAAGGATATCTTCCACTTTATCTCGGATCTCCGGTCTGTTCCCTATGGCGATGTGGTCAAGGCAGCCAAAGCCTATACGGGCGATGTTGAAACAAAACAACACGCTGTTGCAAAGCGTGAAGCCAGAAAGAGCGAAGTTCTTTCGCTTGATGTATTGGATAAGTATCCGAAGATATTCTCCAAGCTCTTCCTGGACGATCACATTTCCCTGACGGCACAGCAGTACTTCGATATACGCTATGACGAAGAGTCCGACAGGATACTGTTTCCCGTCCATAACGCGAACGGTGAACTGATCAGTCTGAAGGGGCGTGTAAATCACGCCGTTTTACCCTCAGAACCCAAGTATTTATATTTATATCCGTGTGTTCCAAGTGAGACGCTGTACAATCTGTCGTCCGTAAAACAAACCCTTTGCATCCAGTCAATTTCTGTTGGAGAAAGCGAAAAAATGGCTATGCAGGCGTACAGCTACGGATACAGCAATGTCGTAAGCATTGGCGGCAATCGCCTTTCCGAGCAACAGATTGCGATACTGGCTTCCCTCGCTCCGAAAAGAGTGAATTTGATGCTGGATGAAGGGCTTGAGCAGGCTGTAATAGACGCCAACTTGCATTCTCTGCAAACCGCTCTGGCTCCTTTGGGTACAGAGATATACTGCTGGCATCCATCATCGGATATTCCGCACAAAGCAAGCCCGACCGATATGGGCGCAGCTATGTACGCTGAAATACTGCGTACACAGCTTGTGAAAGTGGGGTGATGAGCATAGATCTTTTATCCTATTCAAGACTGGATACGTTCTGCACCTGTCCCAGAGCGTTCTGGTATGCGTACATTGACGGGGACAGGGGAGGTGACAACATCTATTCTTATATTGGTTCTCAGGTGCATGAGATCGTAGAGTCCATGGTCAAGGGCGAAGTCGATAAGGACGAAGCGAAGGAGCGATTCCTGGACGCCATGTCCGATGCCGATGTACTGGGCTATGCGTGGATGAGCGACAAGGTCAGGGAGAAGTATACCGACGATCTTCTGCATTATCTGGAGAGCTTTTCAATGGATCCATACCGCAATCCCCACATCGAAGAGCATTTTGTCGTAGATATTGGCGGCTATCCCGTTCAGGGCTATATCGACTGCTGGTTTGAGCAGGAGAACGGCATTGTCATTGAAGACTTCAAGACCTCTTCTAAATACTCCAAAACAGACCTTGAAGCGCATTCCATGCAGCTGGCGGTTTATGCTATGGCGTTGGAGAGATCTGAGAAGTACAGCGGCAAGCCCATCTTCCTCAGGTTCAATATGCTGAAATACGCGACTGTCGGCAAAAGGCTCGTGGAGCGGTGCGAATTATCAACGCCCTGTGCTTCCCCTGGCTTTGTGGATGTTGTCTACGACGATGCCCTGAAGCAGCGGCTTACAGACTGGGTAGTGAACACCATGCATACTATAGAGTCCCTCGACCCTGAACTGTATTACAGGTGGCCTAAGGGCAAGACGCCCTCCAAGGACTTCTTTTGCAGGAATATTTGCTCTCACTTTGAACGATGCAGCAGTATTGCGGGGTGAAGCATGGACAATTATGTGGTATATCATCTCCATTCCGACCGCTCTATCAGCGACAGCTGCACATCGTTTGAAGATTACATAGATAAAGCGGAGCAATTGGGACAGACTGCCATCGCCTTTACGGAGCATGGCAATATCTATAACTGGATCGAGAAGAAACTGTACTGCGAAAAGCACGGGCTGAAGTATATCCATGGCATTGAGTGCTATCTGACGGAGAGCCTGGAAGAAAAGGTGCGCGACAACTACCATACCATCCTCCTTGCGAAAAACTACGAGGGCGTAAAAGAGATCAATATGCTCGTGGATATCTCCACAACTCCCACTCACACCTATTACAAACCGCGCATTACTTTTGAAGAGTTCCTGACCATATCGCCCAATGTCATCTGTATAAGCGCGTGTCTGGCATCGCCTTTGGCGAGGCTGTCCCCGGATACGGAGATATTCGATAAACTGTGCCGCAGATACGATTATTTCGAAGTCCAGCCCCATGTCCGCTCTGAGTCTCAAAAGCAGTACAATAAAAGGCTCGTTTCGCTGTCGCGCCTGTACGATAAGCCCTTGATTGCCGGTACGGATACGCATTCCTTGGATCAATACAAGGCAGAATGCCGCAAAATGCGTATGCTGGCGAAGGATATGAAGTTCGCCGAAGAGGACGAATTCGACCTGACGTATAAAACACGGGAAGAACTGGAGCAGATGTTTCGGGAGCAGGGAGTGCTGACCGAAGAGCAGATGCAGACCGCGCTCGACAATACGGTCGTTATGGCAAACAGTGTAGAACCGTTCGAACTGGATACATCCTTCAAATACCCGAAGCTCTACGACGATGAAGAACAGGTCTTGCGCGAAACGCTGAAGCAGAAGTATCGGGAAAAGGTCAAGCAGGGCATCATTCAAAAGAATCCTGCTTATTCCGAGAATGTGCGTGAAGAGTTGCGCGTATTCAAGAAGATCGGCATGATAGGCTTCATGCTCTTCATGTCAAAGCTCATTACCTGGTGCTGGGAGAACAATATCCCTACAAGCTTCTGCCGTGGCTCTGTGGGCGGCTCCACTATAGCTTATCTGCTGGACATCATAGATCTGAACCCCGTAAAATGGCACACGATCTTTTCGCGTTTCGCCAATGAGGACAGAAAAGAGATAGGCGATATCGACATCGACCTTCCACCCACAAAACGCGCTCTTGTATACGACCATATTATACAGGAGTTCGGCGAATACTATACGGCTTATATCCTGTCTCTGGGCACTGTGTCTGACAAGGGCGTTATTGACGAGATAGGGCGCGGGCTGAATACCCAGTGGACGCGCCACAGCACAGAACCCTCTCCGTATTCTCTTCAGGCGATAGACGCCATAAAGAGCGAATACGAATCAGATCCCGAAGGGGCAAAAGCGGCGCACCCGGATGTCTTCTACTACTTTGACGGTATGCTGGATACGGTCGTATCCCAGTCTATGCATCCCGCAGGCATCATCGTAAGCCCTGTATCCCTTCCCGACAACTACGGCACGTTCCACGCGGACGGCAAGCGCATTCTTTCCATTAATATGGAGGAGGTGCATGAGGTATCTTTAGTCAAATACGACTTGCTGGGCTTAAAGAACGTCGAGATCATAAGCGATACTTGTTCTTTTGCGCACATTCCGTATCCCAAGTCGCATACGCTGAACTGGGAGGATGCGGATGTCTGGCAGGATATGCTGACGAGCAAGGTCGGGCTGTTTCAGTTTGAATCACAGTTCGCTTTTGACTATCTGAAGCGGTATAAGCCTACGCGCATCAACGACCTGTCCCTTCTAAGTGCCGCTCTTAGACCGTCTGGTGAATCCTATCGCGACAGGCTCATCGCCGGAGAGGTCAATAAGAATCCGTCTGCCTTGATCGATGATATGCTGAAAGCGAATAACGGTTTTCTGGTCTTTCAGGAGGACATCATCCGCTTTTTACAGGAGATATGCGGTCTTTCAGGCAGCGAAGCGGACAACATCCGAAGAGCCATAGGCCGCAAACAAAAGGACAGGCTGGACGCGGCATTGCCACAGATACTTGAAGGGTATTGCTCCAAGTCGGACAAGCCCAGAAATGTAGCAGAGCAAGAAGCAAGGGCTTTTTTGCAGATTATCGAGGACAGCGCATCGTACTCTTTCGGATATAACCATTCTACGGGTTATTCCATGGTCACTTACGCCTGCGCTTATCTTCGGTATTACTATCCTGCCCAGTTCATCGCTGCGTATTTAAACAACGCCAAGGGGCAGGAGGATATCAATTCCGGTACAGAGCTTGCAAAGACAAAAGGCGTAGAGATACGTCCCATACAATTCCCGTTCTCCGGTGCGAAATACCTGCCTGACGCGCAGGAGAACGTTATTTATAAAGGGCTTGCTTCCATTAAGTATATCGGGAATGATTTGGCAGACGCGCTCTATGAGATAGGGCAAAACGCTCCGCATACGTTCCTGGATATGATGAAGGTTTCACCGTGCGATAGTCGTCAAATGCGGATACTCATAACGCTCAACTTCTTTCGTATGTACGGCAAGCGCGGGAACCTCATGAAGCAGCTTGAACTGTTCGAATCGTATTATGCGAGAAAGAGCGGAGCATGGACGCCGAGAAAGATGTTCCGTAAGGATGCGATCCCGGAGGCATGGCGTGAATTCTTCTTCCTGCATTCCGATGAAACAGAAAAACAGGCACAGGTCTGGGATATGGACGGTCTTTTTACGGACATCGCTTCAACATTCCCGGATGACGATCTGCCTGTCGCGGACATCATCGCCGCGCAGTCGGAGTATCTGGGCTACATCGAAGATGTATTCCCTGAAATGACGGGATGCTATTATGTGGAGGATGTAAACGCGAAATACAGTCCAAGATTTCGCCTCTATGGACTGGCAGACGGAGAAACGGTCACGGCAAAGGCGTCAAGGCGGGATTATCAATTCTGCCCCGTGAGCAAGGGCAATATCATATATGTGCATGGCTTTCAGCAAAAACAAAAACGAATAAAGGACGGTGAAGAATGGCGTGTTGTACCCGGTGAATTTGAAACCTGGATGAACGGTTACTCTCTCAGGGAACACATGGCAGACTGATTTATGAGTTACGACCCTAAAGATTTCAAGAACGATGTAATTAGACTGTTTATTATAACCCTGTGCTGTCTGTTGCTATTATTCTATGCGTACACTTGCAAAGGCGAATATCAGGATCCAAATGCTGTAATTGAAGAGGCGATGACACATTTAGGTAAACCGTACAGGCATTACGCCTCTGGCCCCGACCGCTTCGATTGTACGGGCTTTACCTGTTACTGCTTTGAAACGGTGTATGGCATAGAACTGGAGCGAAGCGCAAAGGCGCAGGGCTACGATGATACATACCAGAAACTGCCCCTGAACGCCCTCAGGAGAGGCGACCTCGTGTATTTTGATACCAACCCCCACGATAATGACCTGTCAGACCATGCTGGGATTTATATGGGAGACGGCGAGTTTATCCACTGTTCCTCCGGTAGGGGCGAGGTCATTATCTCTTCTTTGTGGGAGGGCTTTTACTACGAACGCTTCTCCTGGGGCAGACGGGTGCTTCAGACAGGGGATGAGGAAAAATGCAATTGAAGATAAGATTTAGCGACCACCTGATAGCGTTTCTTGCGCTTTTGCAGCTGATGTTTATCGGGCTTCGCATATCGTTTCTAATCGACTGGAACATTTTGTGGGTAACGGCTCCCACATGGGGCGGCATCTTGATATTCCTCATCGCGTTCGTCGTAAAGACCGTGCGTGATGCTATGAAACCATTTAGAAAGGGATGATTCCATTGATGCTTTTGAAAAACGCAAAGGACATTAATAGCTTGATCAAAGCTGTAGGTAAATGTCAGGGCGACGTACTGCTCCGCTCTGCTGACGGCAAAGAGCAGTTCAACCTGAAATCGACCCTGTCCGAATACATCGCCATAGGCCGTCTGTGTGAAGAGCACGGGGACAGCTACGAGGTCTACTGTATGGACAGGCGCGATGAACCGTATATGCTGAAGTTCTTCTTTGAGATCAATGAATAGTGATGATGTTTGGTAAGAAGACGGAGTAAATATATTATGAACGACAGATGGCGCAATATCTTGAA